TTAGATGTAAACGGCAAACTTATTAAGTTTGGAGATGCTGCAACGGCAGGAGATGACGATACGTTAGAATTTGGTGCTGATGATGATATGCAATTATATCATGATGGTACAGATTCTTATATTACAAATAAAACAGGTGCTTTAAAAATAGCAACTGAAACAACAGATATAGCTGTAACGATAGGTCATACATCTTCAGAAGTTACAGTAGCTGATAATCTTACAGTAACTGGAACATTAAAAGAAGGCTCGGCTCAAGTTAAGGCAGCGGGAAAAGAAACAATTTGGGTTCCCGCTTCTGCTATGTACCCTAATACAACCAATGGTTGTGCTAGACTTACTCAAGTTGAACTAACAAACGGACCTGAATTAAAAGTATTAGATTTTGACAAAGATTCAGATGAAAATGCTCAGTTTAGTGTTGCTTTTCCTAAATCTTGGCAGGCAAATGCTGGAACAACTGCGGGACCTGTAACATTCCAAGCATTTTTTACAGCCACTAGCACTGACACTGGTACAGTCGCATGGGGATTATCAGCTGTTGCAGTAGCAGATAATGATACATGTGACGTAGCTTTTGGAACTAATGTAGTGGCTACTGCAAAAGCTCATAGTGGTACTTCAAATGATATAAACGTCACTGCCGAAAGTGGTGATGTTACAATAGCTGGTGCTCCTGCTGCTGATGAATTAGTTTTCTTTCAAATAATGAGAGATGTTTCAGCAGACAGTCTTGCAGCAGATGCAAGACTATTAGGCATAAAATTATTTTTCACTACAGATAAAAAGAATGATGCGTAATGACAAGTTTTGGCTACAATGTTTTAGGGTTTGGTGGAAATCCATCCGATGAATTTTACGAGGTTACTATTTCTAGTAATGTTGATAATTTTAATTTAGCGACTCATCTTAGCAGTAATACTACATATAATGGCTCAACTGCAGCAGATTTTTTTGTTACTATAAATAGTGGTGTTGTTGTAGGGGGTTATGCAGAAAGTTCAACGTATAGTTCCTCTAGTCCAGCTTTTCCTGAATCTATTTACTTTACTGATTATAGTCCAAATAAAACTGGAATTGCTTTTGACACTGGTTCTCTTGGGTCAGGTTCTAGACTGTTTATAACTAATGATGGAACAATTCTTGGTTTTGGTGGTCGAGGTGGAACTCTTGATGGAAATGGAAGTGGCACTCACGCAGATGGTAGAACAAATCGAAATGGTGGTAATGGTGGTACAGCATTTAAAACAACTATAACTACTTTCTTCACTAATAATGGAAAACTCCAAGGTGGAGGTGGAGGTGGAGGTGCAAGTGCCATTATAGACACAATAGGTGGTTCTGGAGGTGGAGGTGGAGCAGGTGCTGCTCCAGGATTAGGTGGATCAGGTGTTGGTATTAGTGGTGTACTTGGACAAAATGCTACTGAAACTGCTGGTGCATCTGGTGGTTCTAATGGTGGAAGAACTGGTGGAACTGGTGGAGCTCCAGGAGTAGCAGGTGCAAATGGCACTGCTTCTGGTAGTATTACTTTTCCTATTGGTCTTGGAGGTAGTGCAGGTAATTATATAGAAGGAAATTCTTTAACTACTTTTCTTGTAACAGGGACAAGAGCGGGAGGTGTAGCTTAATGCCAATGAAAGCCTTAAAATTTAAACCTGGTATCGTATCTGACATTACATCATATAGTAATGAAGGTGGATTTGTTGATGGTGACAAAGTAAGATTTAGATTTGGTTTTCCAGAAAAATTTGGTGGTTGGGAAAAATATAGTCCTAATGAATATCTAGGTAGTGCTAGAAGACTGCATAACTGGGTGGCTCTTGATGGTTCTGATTTTATGGGTATTGGTACACATTTAAAATATTATATAGAAGAGGGTCAACTTTTTAATGATGTCACACCCATAAGACAAACAACAGGTGCAGGTGATGTAACTTTTGCAGCTACAAATGGATCAACAACGATAACTGTTACAGATCCAGCACATGGTGCAAATGCAAATGATTTTGTTACGTTTTCTGGTGCGGCAACTTTAGGTGGTACAATAACTGCCACCATACTTAATGCAGAGTTTCAGATAACATCATTGATAAGTTCTAATGCGTATACAATCACATCCTCTGTTGCAGCGAATGGCTCAGACACGGGTAATGGTGGTAGTAGTGTTGTAGGCACATATCAAATAAATACTGGACTAGATGTAACAGTTGGTGGAACTGGTTGGGGTGCTGGACAATGGAGTGGCACAACATCTGGTGCTTTAGCAACACAGTTAGCAGAAGCATTGGATGCAAGTGAGACTGCAATAGATGTAGATAGTGCAACGGGGATCACGGCTGGTGATTTAATATTAATAGATGAAGAACTTATTACAGTAGGTACAATAAGCACTAACACTTTGGGAACTGGTGGTGGTCCATCAACCAGAGGTGCAAGTGGCACGGATGCCGCAACACATGCAGACAACACTCTCGTCAGATTAGCAACTGGTAATGCAGATTCTGCTAATGATTTCGTTGGGTGGAATAATGCAGCATCAGTTACTGTATCAGGAGCACAAATAAGACTGTGGTCACATGATAACTTTGGTGAAGATTTAATGATAAACCCAAGAGATGGAGGTATATTTTATTGGGATAAGACAAATGGCTTGAGTACAAGAGCCGTGGAACTTAGTGCAACTAGCACATATTCTGGAGAAACAAGTGTGCCTAGAATAGCTAAACAAATTCTTGTATCAGACCAAGACAGACATATCATAGCTTTTGGATGTGATGGGTTAGGTGCAAACTCTTCTGAACCACGAGGAAACGGAGTGCAAGATCCGTTGTTGATACGTTTCTCATCACAAGAAAACCCAGTAGATTTTTTCCCAACTGCTACAAATACAGCAGGTGATTTAAGATTAGGTGGTGGATCTACCTTTGTACAAGCTGTTGAAACAAAACAACAGATACTCGTCTTCACTAACAAAACACTACACGCTATGAAGTTTATAGGTCCACCATTTACATTTGGTCTGCAAGAACTATCTAAAAACATAACTATAATGAGTCCTTTCTCTGGTATAGCTGTTGAAGATGCAGTGTATTGGATGGGAGTTGATACATTCTATGTTTATGCTGCGGGTCAAACAGCACAACTACAATGCACTGTAAAAGACAAAGTATTTTTAGATTTTAATTTTGCAGAAAGAGACAAAGTTCATGTGGGTCTTAACTCTGAATTTAGTGAGATATTATGGTTTTATCCGTCTTCTTCTGGAACAGAAATAGATAAATATGTTGCTTTTAATTATCTTGAAAAAGTCTGGTATTATGGGACATTAGCAAGGGACTCATGGATTGACAGAGGTATAAGGGACTTACCACAAGCAACTGGTAATCAATTTCTTTATAATCATGAAGTTGGTTTTGATGATGATGGATCTGCCATGACTTCTTTTGTAGAGTCTTCACCTATCGATATAGGGGACGGAGATAAGTTTTTGTTTTTAAAACAAGTTATTCCAGACATAACATTTAATGGATCTACAAGTGTAAACCCAGATGTGGCATTTACTATGAAATCTAGAAATAACCCTGGTGCTAATTTTAACGAGTCAACATCTAATACAACAACAAGATCTGCAACTAGTCCAGTAGAACAGTTTACAGAAAAATTAAATTATCGTTTACGAGGAAGATCTTTCGCTTTAAGAATTGATTCTACATCATTAGGGACAAAATATAAATTAGGTACACCTAGAGTAGATATAAGAGAGGACGGTAGACGCTAATGCTTATAACTAGTATTCCTCAGTATATTCAAGGTATTACAAATGCAAAAATAGATTTAACAGCTACTGATGCAGAAACTTTGTTTACAGTTCCTGGTGATGCCGACTTCAACGCAGTTGTTATAAACTCTATATTAGTATCAAATGACGATGCTTCTAACGCTTCTAGTATTACAATAACACTTGTTGGTGATGGACTTAACTCTGCTGGAGCAGTTACATCACATAACTTTGTTATTTTCAAAAGTTTAGCAATAGCTGCTAAAACAACAGTAGAAGTTTTGAGTAAAGACTTAATTTTAAAGAGTGGAGAATCTTTAACAGTGCAACCCGAACATGCAGATAGACTACATGTTGTGGCTAGTATTCAAGAATTATCGAAGACAAGAGTGACAACAAGTGCGTTATCAAGAATATAGGATTGTAGAAACAACAAATAATTGGTAATATAAGTTATGGGAATCTTTAAAAATATCACTAAAACATTGAAACAAGCTGCACCAGTAATTGGTAGTGCGATTGGTATGTATTATGGTGGTTCTTTCGGAGCAGCTTTAGGCTCTGGTTTAGGCTCACTTGCCGCAGGCAGAAGTACAGAAGAAGCACTAAGAAATGCCGCGTTAACTGGAGCCACATCATACGCATTAGGTGGAAAAGATTTTGGTAGAAAGGGTGATTTCAGTACAAAAGGGTCTCCTTTTGCATCGCCACAAAAACTTGGTTCAGAAGAATTTACAGATACTAACGTAATTGACTCTGTCCCAGTTAATAAAACAGGTAGCTTTCTTACTTCACCAATGGGTATAGCAAGTCTTGGACTTGGTGCAGCAGCACTTGGTGGACTAGATGAAGAAGAAAAACCAACCATGGGTCAAAGAAGACCAGATCCAGTAGGCAAATCAAGATTAGGAATAGGTTTGATAGGAGACAAAGCCTACAACTTAGATGATGAAGAAGAAAGAAAACAATACTTTGAAGATCTTAGAGAAAAACAAGGCGTTTCTCCAACTAAGTTTTCTAGAGGTGGTCTAAACGCACTTGGAAGTCAAATTGCTAATCAAATAACACAACCGATACAAGGTAAAATGAGTCAAATCGGACCTTTCTTAGAGGAGGTTAAATCTAATGCAGAACAAAAATTTGGTGTAAGCTTGAATGGACAAGGTGGTGGTATGGGAAGCATAGGTGGTGGTCTAGTTACTGGTCGACCAGCAACCGCAGGTAGTGGTCTAGGTGGTGCCTTTAATCAACTAGGTAGACCTTTACCTACGCAAAATACAAGTTCTTTGTTTGACCAGATGCAAAACAGATTTGGAAATCAAACTCAAACAACACCAAAAGATTATAGTGCCTCTGGAGTTAGACCAGCTTACATGCCTGTGGATGAAGATGGTGACGGAGTAGATCAGTTTGGTGCAAAAATGCAGACTAACCCATTTGGAGGAATGACAGAAGAAGAAAGCACAAAACTTTTATCTGATACATTCGGACAAGGTGTTACACAATCTATTGGTGGAAGTAGTCCTTTTGGATCAGGTCAGTCAAGATTAGGTGGACTTGGAGCAATAGGTGGTTTATTTATGAACACTGGTGGAGAAGTAAGTGGGCCTGGAACAGGAACAAGTGACTCTGTACCAGCAAGACTTTCTGATGGAGAGTTTGTATTGACTGCCAAAGCTGTAAGAGGTGCTGGAGGTGGTGATAGGGACTTGGGTGCAGCAAGAATGTATGATATGATGTCTAAATTAGAGAGGGTTGCGTAATGGCTACACAAACACAAGAACAAATTGTAAGGTTAGCTCCTTTTCAAGAACAATATTTAGCAGACTTATTTGCTAGTGCAAAGGCACTAACAGGTGATGGCACACAGATGCCTTTTTCTGCTCAACAGTTAGCAGGACTTTCAGAGGGACAACAAAAAGCGATCGCTAGTGCATTAGGAGGAGTTGGAGCTTTTCAACCTTTTCTAGATCAAGGTAGTGCAGCCGTATCTCAAGGTATTATGGGAGCACAAGGTGCAAGTTATGATCCTACTTCTTATCAACAGTTTATGGATCCTTTTACAGAAGATGTAATAAAAAGAACTCAACAAGACATTGCAGACAAAGGAGCACAACAACAATTACAAGCTCAAGCAAGTGCCGCTGGACAAGGTGCATTTGGTGGTTCTAGACAAGCAGTTCTACAAGGACAGATAGCCGCCGATACAATGGATCAACAAGCAAGAACTGGAGCACAATTAAGGTCGCAAGGTTTTCAACAAGCACAATCTGCCGCTCAACAAGCCGCAGCACAACAGTTAAGACAAGCTCAATTAGCAGGACAGTTGGGTGTTTCTCAAGCTGGTCTTGGGCAACTTGGGCAACAAATGGGTGTTCAAGATATTAACACATTGTTAGGTATTGGTGGTCTACAACAAGGACAAACACAAAAAGGATTAGATGTTGCTAGAGCAAATGAATTAGCACAACAAGCGTTGCCTTTCCAGAGAGTTGGGTTTATGTCTGATATATTTAGAGGTGTACCATCGCTGCAACAAACATATTCAACCACTACTACACCACCACCAAGCAGAACATCACAATTATTGGGACTTGGTA